GCCATCCTTTCGGGCATCAATTCAGACGAAAACTGAATTGGCATCAAACTCAAAGAGTTTGGCATAGACTCCTAAAACCCCACCCAGATGGCGATGAGAGGAGACTACTTGTACAACTTCGGACCTAGTCCGGTACAACTCATAAAGATTTTACCTACAACTTTATAACTTCACCTATTGGTGGAACATATCTAGCAAATTCCAACTCAGAATCGGAACTCGCAGATGCATAACGACAAGCCTTATAAAGGATGTCGTTCGAATCACTAGTAGCCGTAGTATAGTATCTAAATACCGTCCTATGCCTACTCAGTGCAACCAACCCATGACATGCTCCCATTGTAGGATGGGAACCAGCTGTCAAATGAGTTGACGTCCTCGACAGTCTAACAAAATAGACTTTGTCGAAGGTACCTCCCTCAGCTTCATGCGTAGAAAATACTTTCATACGCGAAAATCCGTCAGCACTCTGCAAAGCCTTCTTCTCGGCTTGTGTATGAGTTATGTAAACGGCTTTGTCATCAATTTCAATTTGACTGACAGCATTTATAGGAACAATAGAAATTGACCTATCAACATTGCGCCTAGTCACAATGTTCTTTTTCTTCTTATAAAGAAACTTCGACAACGCCGCAGTGGCGTCGACGGGACATCTATATGTAACAAGTTGCTGCACCACCTTACCCTCCAATTTCTCATGTGTGAATCTTATAGAATCACACCTTGAAATGAAGGGTATTTGCTCCTTGTCACCATAGGCATACACCTCAGAACACCTCGCTAAAGTAGCAGCTGCATAAATACAACCAGCATGCTGCATAAAACATTCATCAAAAAACATTTTCTTCGCGGTAGGGGGTGAATTTGTCATCAGGAATGAGTCACAAGTCCTAACATACCTAGACTTGACTATTCTAGTACCTGGTATCTTGATACTAAGATCTTCAGCTGAAGACCTATTACTGCTCAAGACGAGATCTGGGCAATTTGGGTCCAGACTAGCGTTTCGAACAATACTTGTGGATTTTCCGCAACCGGCAACACCATCCATAATAGTGACACTAAAGTCACTAAAAATGGTCAGTGCCTTACGAAGACTTGGTATCATTCGTTCGGCCGCTGCAAAAATACACGAATCATCGAAGATCACTATTTCATATTTGAAAAGTGATCTTCGGCATTCTTCAGTGATGGAACCATCCTTCCACTGTAAAGTAACGTACCCATCAACAGTCATACCGCGCTCATATTCACCGCGATATGTAGGATTTCTGACTGACATCGGACCAGTCCATTTATTTAAACTAGGTTGGTATATACGTCTGTTTTCATCACCAGCCCACACGGTGGTAAACCCATAGTTAGCCCATCTACAATGATTACCAAGTTCTATCAAAGTAGATTGACTAGTAGCCGACATGGTCTCGAAATACATTATTGCTTCTTTAATCGAGTCCGCATGAGGGTTTACAACATCATCACCGACTTCAGTAACCACCTCGGTCGTGGGTTTTGGATACAAGAATTTACCATCCTCAGACGATAATCCCAATCCGACCGGAACCTTACCATCAGGATGAGCATCAATCCAAGCGGCAACAGTCAAAATCGCTTTCTCCTGCTTAGCTCTAAGCTTATCGGCCTCGAGCTTCTCCGCAATGATCTCAGCTCGATCACTGGCAATCTTCTCATCGATGGAATTTTTCAATCCCCTCACAGACAACATTTCTGGAATCTGTAAGACGGGACCGAATTCATCACAATGAGCTCGCATAACGGACTCAAGTGGCACAAACAACTCTGGATCAGCCAAGTAAGGAGTCATAACTTGATACTCCATCAAAATATGTCTAGCAATATTTAAAAACGTGGCACCCCATTTCCTCACAAACGTGTGCCTCTCAACCGATCCAGTTTTCCCCACAACTTCGGTCAAAGTTCCAGGTGGAAGTAACCCAGTTAACTTTGCAACGAATCGAATGGGAAAAGCCAAAATTCTGAGTAAAGAAAACAACCCAGCTTCGGCTTGCGTGGAAAAATCCGCATTGAGCAAATCATCTACCGTCATAGCCCTATGTTTCGCTAGAAGATCACGGTAGGTATTCATATTGTTCAGAACTGTTCCAACAGATTCATAAATCTTCTTCACTCTGTGGTAAACAGTAGTGGCAACTGGAACGTAATCATCGACACTCAAAGGAGTACCGGCAATCATCGTCACACCATTAATTATACAATGATTGGTGGCAGACGACAACATCGTGCAAATGTTTTGCACGGCAACCCGGGCTTCGACATTGGGCTTAAATTGTCGGAAAGAAGCTTCACAGACTCTGATCAACACCTTAGTATCAATCAGGACACCTCGTTGGATAAGTGTAATTCCGTTAACTTCATCTCTAATGTCAGAAATATTGACAATGGTCTTGTTCCTGATCTTGGTAAACCAAGCACAGGAACGACCACAATTAAGTGGTATACCGGGGACGAAACCAGCACATCGGGTTATGTCAATCACCATAACACCGGAAAAATCTTGTTTCCTTTCGACTCTATAAGCAGAATCACCCAAGTCAACTGCATTATAGGTCAAGTATTGCATAAGTGTCGAATACTTATGATCATACCCCAAACAGGGTGCATCGTTAAAATCAAACCAGATTCTATCGGCATACCTGTCAATAGTCCAACTAACATTAAAATGTTCAATAAAACCCCGATCCTTAACCAACATATCGGGGTCTATCATTATTGTACAGATGAACTTTCTTACTCCCTTTTTCAGCAACGCTTTACATAAAACATCTAACGGCAAATCAGACGTCGAATGTATAGCCATTGCAAAATCAGCCTTCTCATCACAATGCTGAAAAGCATTTTCACAAAAATTCATATCATGGATTTCTTGAGGATGAGAAGCTTTGAACGTCGAGTATGAAATCAAACGTTCAGTATGTCTGGCACAATCCCTGCCGTCAAGAAGTGGACAGCAACAGTGAACATTGTGCCTCTCCATCTTAAGATGGGACACATGATTACCACCTAAGTCCAAAATGGTGGCATTCTTGTTACCAAAACAAGAGTAAACAAAGTCAGTTTCCAACAGCCTATGAGCCGCAGCAAATGAATGCGACGACGATGAACTATTGGAAAACTGAATAACACGTCCAGGAAAATTTCGTTTTAACAAACTCTGCTGCTCAGCAGAGAGTTGAAACGAAACATTCAAAGGTTTGGCAGCATCACTACCAAAACTCTGGGTAACCAATCTTTTTGCCTCTTCGGCAAAAAGCTTACCGATAGCAGTGGTCTCATCGGTGCATTGTCTCTTCAATGTCTCTGACAATAAATCTTGTACAGAGACAGGAGAAGGGACAGCAGAAGACGAAAGATTTTGAAAATCCATATAACCAAATGGAAAGAAAACTTTC